TTTTTTTATGATTATTTTGTTAAAAAAGTGTTTATTTTGTTGATTTTCAAGATAAAAACAGGATTAAAGGAGTAAAAAAGGGATTAAAAATTTTCCGTCAATTTCCAACATACACTTCCTTGAGCATATACACACAAACACAAGAAATCTAAATCCAATTTCATAAAGATACATTAGAATTAAAACTTCCAAGTAATCTTAAAGGGGATCAGTTGTATATAGACATTACCTATTCTGAATTTAAACATAATATATATTGTTAAGTGGGAAGGTTATCAAATATGCTAGTTGCGATATGAGCAACAGTATATTCTAAGGAATACAAAGTTATAATAAATAAAATGGAATATTCAGCAGTTTTTGGAAGTAAAAAAAAATTATAAAAAAATTTGGAATGGGATTATATAAATGGAAAAGAATTAAAGGGTATTTAAAGGGTATCATAAGGGTATGTTTTACCCTTAAAGATAAAGAACAAGATAAAGAGAAAGATAAAGATATGAATAAAGCAGAGTTAATAAAATTTCTTAAAGTTTCGTAGGATATATAAAATATTTTGTTTTATTTGTGCAAAAGAAAAACTATGGCTTATCATCCACCTGAAATAATAACTACACAAGCTTCTCCTGCTATAACTGCAGATTTAGCGTATGAGGTTAATGGTAAGTGTGGTTGTCAAACTATAATACTTAGTAATTCAAACGGAGGAACTACAGAGTGGAGGGCAAATGCTCCGGGAGAGCAACCTACCTTAGAGGGCTGTGCTGATTATTCTCATGTTTATAAAATTGTAGCATTAGAAAACTCTAAATTTAGAACTCTTGGAGTTGGAAATATAGCATCAGAACAAATTATTTCTTCACTTGAGTTTGGAACTTCAGGGTTAATATTTAAGGAAGGTTCAGAAATATTGGCTGACTTTACCTATGTGAATATGCTGTCAGGAACATTAATCCTTTATAGGGATTGCAACCAATCATAAAAAAAAATATAAAAAAAATTAAAAAATAGAAAATATGCCTTGCGAACAATGCGAAGAAGGATTATACAAATGGGGAGAGAACGGAGAGTGTATGTACGAAACTCTTGAGGACTGCCAATTAGCAAATCAAGAAGAATATCTTGATGAAACTATAAAAAAGCCAAGATACGAAGAAGAAATTGATTGGACTTACAACTTTACTGAAGAACAAATGAAAGAACTTCATGATGATGGTAAACTTATTGTTAAAGTTGAAAAAGAAGAACAAGAATCAATGACTTTACTTTTCACTTATGATAGAGAGGAAAAAGAAGAAGAAAGAGAGGAGGAGCTAGAAGAAGATAAGAGAGAAGATGATGAGAGAATTGATGAGGAGGAGAAAGAAGAAAGAGAATATGCTAAATTAACTTCTTCTATGTTAGATGATGAACTTGATGAATATATAGATAAAATTGTAGATTCAATTAAAGACTTACATAAATAAAACATGAGTGAAGATGAAAGATATAAACTTAAAGAGAGCAATATAAATAAACTCAATCCTTATAAAGAAACTACAGACAAGTTCTTTCCAAATGGTGGTAAGATAAACACAGATGGAAGGAAAAAAGGAGAAAAGAATAATATCGTTACTACAAAGATTAGCAGAAATGCTTTGACTTGGGCATTAGAAGGACATTCAACTAAGATAAGATTAGCGTTAGATAAATTATTTGACCAAAACCCTGAGGCTTACATTAATGCAGTTTCAAAACTACTTAACTATACAGTTCCTAAATTATCATCTGCTGAAATTACAGATAATACAACCAAAAAAGTTAAGATTGAGCTTAATGATGATGTTAGTCTTGATGAATTAAGATCTAAACTTGATGAGCTTAACAACAATAACTGATAATCAGTTAAAATTTGCATTAGAAAAGAAGTTATGCGAACTATCATTCTATGAGTTCTTTCAACAAGCGTGGCATATTGTTGAACCTTCTATTGAATTGTCTACTAATTGGCATCATAAATATTTATGTGATATTTTACAAGAAGAAGCAGAAAGAATAATAGCTAATAAACCTAAAACGAAAGATATTGTAATTAATATACCATTTCGTTCTACAAAATCACTTCTAGTTACTGTTATGTTTCCTGTATGGGCTTGGATAAAGAACCCTAAGTTCAGATTCATAACAGCCTCTTATTCTGCAGAGCTTTCAATAGAACATTCAACAAGAAGTAGAGATATTATAAACTCAGAATGGTTTAAAGCAAGATGGGGAGATTTATTTTACATTAAGAAAGATCAGAATCTAAAATCAAGATACGAGAATAATTTCTTAGGAGTAAGGAGAGCAACATCAGTAGGAGGTACTGTTACAGGGCAAGGAGGGGACTTTCTACTTGTAGATGACCCTGTTTCCCCACAACACGCTGCATCAGAGATAGAGAGAGAGAACGCAAACGAATGGTATAGGACAACATTCTACTCTAGGCTTAATAATCCACTAACAGGAGTAAGAATAATTATTATGCAAAGAATACATGATGATGATTTAAGTGGATTTTTGCTGTATGGAAAGCAAAGTAGATTGAAATACCAACATATTTGCATACCTGCAGAACTTTCAGATGATGTTAAGCCTAAAATGCTAGAATCTAACTATGATGAGAATGGATTGTTTTGGACAGATAGGTTCAGTAAGGCTATTTTAGATGATTATAAGCAAGCTTTAGGAAGTTATGGATATGCAGGTCAGCTTATGCAAACTCCTACACCTCTAAACTCAGGAATGATAAAATCAGAGTGGCTAAACATAGATAACCATAAGATGGGAGATATGGGAGAACAAACTACAGTTGATTTCGTTATAGACCCTGCATATACTGCAAATGAGAAGAATGACCCCTCTGCACTACTAGCATATACATATAAAAACAATAAATGGCAGATAATTGATTGTATTAATGTTTATAAAGAGTTTCCTGACTTAATTAAATTCATTCAGCAATGGGTAGCGAAAAATGGATACACAAATAGAAGTAGAATATATGTTGAACCTAAAGCATCAGGTAAATCTATCGTTCAAACCCTTAAAAAGGAAACAGGACTCAATGTAAAAGAAGATAAACCACCATCTAAGGATAAAGTAGCAAGAGTACAAGATATTTCTGCCTCTTTAGAGTCAGGTAGAGTTAGTTTACTCAAAGGGAAATGGAACGAGGAGTTTTTACAGCAGCTAGTGAGGTTTCCTTCTGCAAAACATGATGATATGGTAGATTGTCTAGTGATGGCTGTAAATAATAATATGTGGAGTGGCTCAAAAGTAGTTTATTTTTCTTGATTTACTAATTTTACTAGGTTGTTAAGAAAAAAAGTCATATAATTGCGAAGAAATAGGAATAAATTATGGATGTAAGTAGTTTAAATGGTAAACACGAAGAAATGATACACAAATATGTGAAGTTTGTTCAAGGTACTGTATATACTGCTACTGAAGGGTATGAGAGTAGTAAATTCTTAGGTTTCAATGAGATAATAGCAAATATCATAACATACACTAATTCATTTAACAATATGTTGGTTTCATCCAACAGGAGGACTGAATGGGCTTATATGACTCCTAATTTAATGCTTTATGCTACTATTGGTTTCTTGGAGGGAGTGAAAAATGATGAAAACAGCGATTTAATTAATGAATTATCAGAAGATTTGTTTGAAACAACAGTAGATTTTGTAGGAGAAACAACAGATATACTAGATGATATTCAGCAAAAAGAAGAAATACAGAGAGAAATACTAACTAACCAAAAAACACAGAATGAGCATAACAATTAGCCTGAAAAGCCAAAATATAGAGAGAGATGTAGTAATTCCTGTTGAATGGAAAGATATATCTGTTAAGTATTGGGGGGAATTATCTACAATAATAAAGAAACATTATGAAAGAGCTTCTGAAGAATCAGGAGTAAAGAAAGATAAGACTCATGAACTTATTAGTGATAACTACATGTCAGTTTTAAATGATAGTGTAGAGCTTAATAACTCACAAATACTGAGAATGAATGCAGATATATTCTCATATATAACAGGATTAACAAAAGAAGAAGTTGATCTGATTGATGTGAGTCAAATTACAGAAGTTATAGGATGTATAAATACATTGACTAAGGAATACGAGCCTAAAGGAATGAAGTCATTTGAATTTGATGGAGAAACTTATAATTTCCCTTCTGAGTTTTTTAGAAAAGAAACTTATGGAGATTTTATTGAATCTACTCAATTAGAAATGTATATTACTGATATGGAGAACGGAAGGTATGATATTCTTCCTGAACAGATGGCGATACTATGCAGGAGAGCAGATGAGGAGTATGATGAAGAACTAATACCTGAAAAGGCAGATAAATTCAGAAAACTTACAATGGATATTATTTGGGAGTTCAGTTTTTTTTTGACTCATCAAAGCGAAAAATTAACGACACTTTTCCGTACATATTCGGAGAAAAAACTACAAGTACAGGAACTGTGAATACAACAGGATTATATAAAGCATATATAGCTCCATTTGGTTGGCTTAACAGTCTTTATATGTTAGCCGAGAAAGCTGTATTCAATATAAATGGTAAAAATGGTATAGATAGTGTAAAAGATACTAATCTTTATAATGTTATGACATACCTTAGTTGGGTAACAGCAAAAAACACATACGAGTCTAAGGTTCAAGAGAAAATTCACAATCCAAACAAAATAATGTAACATGGCAATAGTAAGATTAACAGATATAGTATCAACAATGAAGGATAAATGGACTTATGGAGATAAGTTCTTTGGATATACGGATGAATTTAACGATAATCATAATACTCAGTACCCTTCTTTACTTATAACTCCACCTGATTCAGTTTACCCTGAATTAACTCCTAGAAATGGTTGGGAGGAATACTCATTTGAGGTTTATTTTTCAGACTTATATAACAGAACAGCACAAAAAAACGAAAGTATAGAGCAGAGATGGGATAATCTTCAGGATTTAGCTAACGAGTGGCTAGATATGTTCCTCAAGACCTACATGAGGGGAGCTACAGGCAATGTATCAACTATAGCTTACTTAATGGATGGCAGTTTAGTTATTGAGAGAAAAAAAGAGGTTGCTAATGACCAACTTCTTCAATTAAAGATGAATTTTGGGTACAGAATCTTCAGTAAGTGCTTTGCACCTGTATCTAACTACCCAAATCAAATAAGTGGTTTAGCTTCTTGGTTAAGGGCAGATAGTAATGTTACATTTAGTATTCCTACTAAAAAAGTAAGTGCTATTGGAGATGGTTCAGGGAATGCTAATGGAGTAGCACAATTATCTTCAAGTGGACAACCATTAAGATATACTTATGGTGGGGGAGCTTCAGATAAAACAAGAATAAAGTTTAATGGGAGTACTGATGAATTAGAATCAGTTAATAATAGCCCTATAAATACTGACTTAACTGTATTTACAGTTGCACAAGCAACCCCCGTAACTCCTGCATTTGAAAATAAATATTCTACAAGATTTTTAGGATATACTGAATTTGTTACTTGTGGAAATCCTGCAGGAGGCTCAGGAGGTCAGCTTTTTTCATTTAATGATGGAGCAGGGACTGATAAACCATTTAGTCTTAATGTTTGGGCTAACAATGACCCTACACAACCATGGAGAGGGTGGCTAGAAAAATGGGAAGCTAATAATAAAGAATATTCTTTTAATCCGGGTTATTCAAATGGACAAATTGTGTTTAGAATTTTTGATAATGCAACAGGAGGACTTATACAGGCTAAAGTAACTCCTAGTCAGCAGAAAGGGGAATGGGAGTTATATACAGCTACTTATGATGGTAGTGGTACTGCTGCAGGAATGAGAATATATATAAATGGAGTAGAATCTCAAGATGCTCCTTCTACCGTTGGTACTTACAATAGTATGCAACAAACCACATCTAATCTTGACTTAGGTCAAGGTAACACCAATCCTTATGTTGGACTTTTAGATGAGTGTAGTGTTTACGATAAACAATTAAGTAATGCTGAGGTTATTGAGATTTATAATTCAAAAAATCCTAATGACTTAACAGCTTTAACATCTAGTTCTTCAAACCTTATTGGTTGGTGGAGAATGGGAGATGGTGCTGTATTCCCTACAATACCTGATGATAGTACAAATTCTAATGATGCAACTATGACAAATATGTCTGCTTCAAGTATAATAGATTTTTCTCCTAACTCAGAAGAAGGTTCATATTTTTCTTATGAATTTGGAAATGTAGAGTTATGTTTAGGGAGTTCTTCTGAGAGAATATATTGTCATGTAAATGATGGTGCAGGTGCTGCAGGAGAATGGAACGCTAGAAGAATATCTAATGGAGATAGTTCAAAATATCATATATCAACTATGAAGCTAGACTCAGCGACTGCTAATTTAAGCCTTCAGTATAATAATGCTGAAACTATGAGTAGCACTATGTCGGGTTACAACCCTTCACAAACATATAATTCTGCTAAATTTAAAATAGGAAGTGGAACGCATTTAGGATATTTAGATGGAAATATTCAAGAGATAATAATTTACAATAGAGCTTTAAGTACATCTGAAATCTCAAAGATACAAGATTACTTAAATAAAAAATATAAAATATATTAAGATATGGCAACAGCAATAAGAGGTACAGTAATATATGGTCAGCAACCAATATGGGGTTCAGGAGATGATATGTATAATCAACAGGAAAGTTTTAATGGTAATTATTTAGTATCAGCTAATATGCCTATTATTTATCAGGTAATATGGAAAACAACATCAGGTACTATAATAGATGAAATGTCAATACCTACTGCAGAAGGAGATGTTGTTAATGCTTTATTTAGAGTATTTGGAACTTCAAAATACCCTACTCCTACAGGATTGAACGCTAATTGGGATTTTATTGGAGAGATAAGAAAGTCTAGGGATATACCCAACAATAATATAGTAAATGGTACAATAGCTACAGGTCAAAGATTCACTATAGATATACAGAGAATGGTTGCAGACCAATTATCTTATTCGTTAGTCCCTATTGGTAAAGGTTCGTGGGAAACATCAGATTGGGGTGGAATGAATGGAGGAAAACAAAAGCAGGATAATGTTACAGAAGCTGTAAGTCCTTATAATGTTACTGCAAACGGATGTTATAGAACTATACAGGTTTATGTTGATTTTGAAGTTTTAGATGCTAATGGGGAATTAGTGTTAGCTTCTAATAACTTAGCTTCAGCAGATAAAATAAGGGTTATAAACAGCGTACCTTCTTTTAGTGAAAATCCATACTTAAATCAAATGAGAGTGTTAAATAGAAATGCTCCATCTGTAACAAGCAGAAGGAGGGCTATGACCAATTGTCCAAATTCTACAAGAATAGTAGACAGCGCTCCCGAATATATGCTTCCTTTAAACCCTACAAGTCAATCTTGTAATTTATACTTCTATGTTAAAGAAGCTTTAAACGGTTCTGATGACACAGATTTTTATAATCTGTACGAAGTTTATGGTCAAGCGTATAATAAAGATGGAAGCGTTGGAGCAAATTTTGTATTGGGTAGTAATTGGAACAATTCTGCAGGAACTGATATAATATGCTCGGATATATCTCATACTTTTCAATTACAAGGTGCAACTGCTTTTAAACACAACCAAAATCAGGTAGCTGTTCAGAATGTTGCTCCTGATTATATAAATTCACACGCTTACGCACCACAAAATTCTATTTATCCTTATTCAACTACAGTAACTCCAATAACAGCAAATACAAGTCATTATAGAGTTTATGTTAGAGGAAACTATAACACTAATGTAGGTAGCCCTAATGTATGGGAAGCTAAGAGGCATAGTTCTGTTTATTGGTTTTCTATAAATAGAGAAGATAATAGCAATTCAGATAAAAAAGAATTATTTCAACCAATTACATTTCATTGGCTTAACACAGCAGGAGGAATAGATACTTATATTGCTAGGAGGAATGTAGTTGAAGCTATAAGCTCAAATAAATCATTCATGGAAACTAAATTACCTAATAGATTTTTTATGCAAGATGATACAAGTGGAGGTACTGCTTTAGGTACAGGAGATTATTATAATGATGGAATGAGAGGTTGGAATACTTATCAAGGTGGTACAGAGGTTCTAAGTGTTGATGCGAAAATAAATGGTAGTGCATATACAGAACCATTAACTGCAGTAGAATCTAAATGGCTACGAGAAATCCTTCAATCCCCTAATGTTTGGATAGAAGAAAGGAGTGCATTTGTAGAGGAGGAGGACTATAGAGCTGATGCTGCCTATCATCTTCAGTCATTAAACACATATTTAAGACCTGATAAAACAATGTATAAACCTGTTATAATAACTAATTCAGAAGTTGTATCTTTAGACCAAGAAAAAGGATTAGTAATGTTTAATATAGAATATACAGAATCTCAAGGAGTTTTAACTCAAAGAAACTAATATGATTGATATACAGCTTTTAGATTACAAATATGATGATTTCTCTAATAATCAATTAAATTTTAGTCTTGCTACTAGCACTAGCACTTGGACTATACTTAATGATGGAGCTGCATCTATAACTACAGGAGGTTCTTCTGCTAGATTTATTACCCCTTGCACAGGAAATCTAATTGATGGTGCAGTATATGAAATATCAATGACTATTTCAAATAAGTCAGGAGCAGGAGATATAGGTATTTCTACTATTGGTTCAGCTACAACTGCAATTGGAGTTAGTAGTTCTATGCGTAGAGCAAGTAATGGTACAAATTCTGAGTTTTTTACTGCAGCAGGGAGTCAAGGTATTAGAATTTTTGCACAATCTTCTGCAGCAGGAACTATAACCTGTAGAGTAACCAAAAGAAATGGTATTAATTGGGATGAAAGTGTTATAGGTAGTTTAGATGTTGGAGATTCAGAGGATTTTCCTCTTGCATTGAGTTTTTCTATATCTGAAGCAAGGAATTTAGATTCAAGGACAGGAACATACAGTAAGACATTTAAAATACCTGCTACAAAGAACAATAATATAATTTTGAAATCTTCTTATGAAGAAGGGTCTTATTTGAGAACCAATTCAATATCAAATCAAAAACCATGCAGAATAATTGTTGATAGTAATCTATCTATAGTAGGATTGCTTCAGGTAACTCAAATAAGCAAGGCAAATGAACCTAAGTATTATTCTTGTGTTTTTTATGGAAATAATGTTAGTTGGGCTGCATCATTAGACAATAAACTATTAATGGATTTAAGTGTTAATAGTATTCAAGATGGAAGTGGTTGGGATAATCTTAATGGAAGAACAGGAAATTCAGGAATAGGACTTAAAGCTAATAGAGATAAAATAATAGAATCTTGGGATGCAGATAGTGCTACATCAAAGACTAATACTTCAGGAACTGTATCTGTAAACGATAATCCTATAACTTACCCTCAAGTAGGTTATGGAGCTACAAATGTAGGAGGTATATCAGGTTCTCTACAACTTCTTATGACTGCTTCTCAGATGTGGAATGGTATTGCAGCAAAGATTGGTTATGCAGGTCACTATAATAATGGAGTTAAAATGGAAACTCCAACACCTCAAATGAATTGGCGACCTGCTATATTTATTTATGATATTATGAAGCAAATATTTTTGCAAGAAGGGTATACTCTTGTTTCTAAATTTATGGAAGAAACGAGTGCATCAGGATTAAAAGCAAATTTTAAAAAACTAGTAATGCTTCTTCCTAATTTTCTCCACAACAATGTAAGTAAAAGAATTTCAGATAATAGTGTTTATATGTCATTTGATGGTAATGGTTATGTAGCAGAAAAAGGTTTTCTCTTAACTACTCCTGTGGGTCAAGGCGACCCTGAATGGAGTGCATCTACTATTGAGTGGAACGCAGGAGGAAATATGAATATTATTGATGATGGCTCTATGTATAGTACAGGTAGTGGATTTTTTACTATTAAAGAATATGGATTTTATGAGATAAGTGCAACGGATATTGGTGGTTGGTTAAATTCAATATGCGAAGGAACAAGTTCTGCATATGCATACCAAACAATTGGTTATGTTCAAATTAGAATTGAAGTACAAACAGCAGGGCAGTCTACAGCAACATCATGGGTGGATATTGGTAGAATGGATGGGTTTCCTCAAACAGCTTACCCTTATACTCAAACTTGTTCTGATCCCGGTGGACTACCTCCTGCTGCTGATAAATCTTTTAATTTTTCAGGGATTACACTAGATGATGTATGGCTTAATAAAGGAGATAGAGTTAGATTTAGATGTATGAAACAAGCAGAATGGGCAGATTCAAATATTCTTAATCCACCTACATCAGCAACTATAGGTTATGATTTGTCTATTTGGGGTGGTTCATCTCCAACAGGATATGGATCAGGTAATAGTTCATCTATTAATGGTCGTATAAGTATAATTCACAAGGGAGAGAGGGTTGAGTATGGGCAAACATTTGACTTGAAAAATGTTATAGATAACTCAAGCACTCAGATGGGTTTTTTGAAGGGAGTTATACACGCTTTTAATCTTCAGCTCACAACAGACGCAGTTTCAAAGATTGTTTATATGGAACCATTTGATGATTTCTATAGCAATCAAAATGAAGCTATAGATTGGACTTATAAGGTAGATTTATCTCGAATACAAGATGATAAATGGATTCAGTCTGAATTAAGTAGAGAGTTTATTTTTAAATATAAATCGGATTCTAATGATAAGGTAGTAGAAGCTCATGGAGATACTTATTGGGATGGAATACATGATGAACACCCTTACAGAGAATTTCTTAGCTCCGAGTTTAAAATAGGTACTACCTTATTTGAAAACCCATTCTTTGCAGGAAGTTATAGCTCTCAGGATGGAGAGAGTTATTATGGTACTAGGCTTGGAAATATGGCACCATTAACACCATATAGAGCTAATCTTTGGGGTCTTTGTGATACAGGAGCTATTCCAACTCCCGGAAGTTCCTGTAGACCTCCTTATGCTTATGACTTTATGCCTAGACTTCTTAATTATGTCAAAATGAGTGACTATGTTACTCCTCCTTCTCCTGAAAGATTTCAAACAAGGACTCAGTCTTGGGGATCTACTGAGCAGTTTTATTTAAAGCCCGGATTTACAGGTACTAATCAATATAAATTTCTTTGTGTAGCTTCTAGTTATGATTCGCTTACCGATTCTGTTAATCCTAGACAACCATTAACATATAATAGTCTTAATCAAGGTACTTTTGTGAGGGCTAATAATACAGTTACATCTCCCATTCCTTTTAAAGGATTATATCAAACTTACTATCAAAAAATGATAGAACAGGTTAAGTCAAATCCTAGAATTAAAACAGTATATATTAATCTTAAATTATCTGATATAAATACTTTAGATTTAAGAAGGTTAGTTTATATTGATGGGTATTATTACAGGATAAACAACATTATAGACTATAGACCAAATAATAATGAAGTCACTAAAGTTGAATTAGTTCTTTGGCAGGATTTGGGATTTCTGTCTGCTGACACATCATTTAATAATAATTAAAAATGGAACAAATAAATAGTAGAGGGCAAGCATTAGAAGATGGTTTAGATGTATTCATATCTGCACCATTCTTATCAGGAGAATATTCATCTTATGGTTCTTCGTTCATACCTTCAACGCTATCAGTTGAAAACATAGAAACCTCAACTGTTGCTTATGCTACAGAAGCTGTGGCGTTGGCTAATCTACCTACTTATAATGGTGGTTCAGGTTGGTTTAGATTTTCTTCAAATGGAAATTCACAAACCTCTGTTACCCCTCCAATATCAGTTGATAATATCATAAAGATTAGTTCAGCAGCTATAGAGGGAGTTTCTAGTGTTTCAGGAGTATTTCAAGAATTAAAACAATTATACAAAGGATCTGAATATTCTGCCACTATAAACTTACACCAAAACACAAAGATAGGAACTGTAAAGGTTTCAACAGTTTATAAATCCTCACGATTTCCTTATCCCTTACTCGAGTCAGAAATAAAATCTTATGAAATACCTTCAAGTGAATTAACTTTTAATTTTAAAGCTTACAGTACTGCAGATATTATTTGTATTACTTTTGAATCTACTGTTGATGGAAATTCAGTTGATATATCTTCAATTAGCGTTAAAGAAAAAAAAGAATATAAAATGCCTGTTGTTTCTGATATAATTTTAGTTGGAATTTCAAAGGTATTAAGGAGGAGGGGTAGTGCTACTATACCATTAGATAAAGGAGAGCCTCCTTATACTGATTAATGGATTTATTAAAAATAAAACAAGCCTTAGCTACAGAAAATAAGACAATTATTGATGCTTTAAAAAAAGAACTTACCCTTCAAAAGCATATAGGAAAAGGTACATTGAGAGATGGATTTTATTATAACATAGTAAATAGGACTGATTCAATTTCACTTCAAATTCTTAATGACACTCCTTATATGTGGTTAGTTAATGATGGAAAATCTACAGGTGTTAATGCTAGTTATAATGCTATAGACAATTGGACTTATGATAAGGAAAAAAATGGAGAGCTAACATTTGGTAGTGAACATGAAAGGGCTAATTTTGTAAGTAGTGTTAAGGAGAAACTAGAAGATGGATATTATACTGAAGGAGGTAAAGTAGTTGCAAAAAGAAGGTATTTCTTTATAGATTTTGCAAGAGAAAGTTGGAAGAAAAGTGGAGCAGTTAAAAGGATAGAAGATTCAATAGTGAAAGATGTTCAAGGTATTGTAGATAAAGAATTAGTAAAGAAAGAAATTAAATTAACAATAGGTTAAAATAAATATATATGGCAAGTAAGGTAGCAATAGAGGTAGAAATCAAAAACATTAAGCAGGTTGCTGATTTAAAGAAATCATTAAAAGAATTAAGAAAAGAAACTAGCGATTATGAAAAAGAAATCGCTAACGGGAAGAAAGCTACCAAAGAATCTACAAAAGGATATATAGATTCTTCTAAAGCAATTAAAAATCAATCTAAGGATTTAAGAAATCTAAAGAAAGATTTAAGTGGTTCTACTAAAGCAACAAAAGCAGCCACTAAGTCATCTAATGGAATGGCAAAGCAGTTCATTAAAGGTGCTGCAGCTATTGGAATTGTAGTGGGTGCGTTTAGAATGGTAAGTAGAGCTTTAAGTGGAGTAGTGAATACATTTACAGAGTTTGAGTTTCAGATGGCTAAAGTTAAAGCAATAACAGGAGCTAGTGAACAGGAATTTAAAAAATTATCTCAAACAGCTCAAGATTTAGGTCGTACAACATTTTTTACTGCACAGCAAGTTGCTGAACTTCAAACTAATTTTGCTAAATTAGGATTTACAACAAGTGAAATATTAAATGCACAAGAAGCAACATTACTATTAGCTACTGCAACAGGTAGTGATTTAGCAAGGGCAGCAATCGTAGCAGGAGCAGCAGTTAGAGGTTTTGGATTACATGCTAGTGAAACTAACAGAGTGGTTGATGTAATGACACTTGCATTTAACTCATCTGCACTAGATATTGAGAAATGGCAAACATCTATGACTAAAGTTGCTCCTATTGCAGCAGGAATGAATATAGAGATAGAAGATACTGCAGCTATTATGGGTACTCTTACGGATGCAGGTATTGAAGCCTCTATTGCAGGTACATCTATGAGGAATATATTCTTAAAGATGAAAGATTCATCATCTGACTTATCTAAGTTTTTAGGATTTACAGTAAGGAGTTCTGATGATTTAGAGAAAGCTTTACTTAAATTAAATACTGCTAGTAGTGATACTCTAGATGGGCTTGTTAATATAAGACAAGTTGCTGCATTTAATGTAATGGTTAAAGGTAGTGCAAGAGTCATTCAATTAACAAAAGATTTAAAAGAAGCTGAAGGTGCAGCTAAAGAAGCAGCAAGTATTATTGGAGATACACTTCAGGGGGCTTTCTTAAGATTAACATCAGCAACGCAAGGTCTGTCTATAGAGCTTGTTGATAAACTAGGTAGTGGTTTGCAAGATTTTGTCAATAATATAGCTCTAGCTATTAATGCAATGACAAAAAATTCAGACAGTATTGTTAAAATGATTAAACTTCTAGTAGATGCTGTTAAATGGATAGGTCTTTATAAGTTAGGTACAATGGCTTATACAGGAGTTGCAATTATAGCCACTAATGCTACTAAACTTTTCAATAGACAGCTTATAATTACTAGAGCTAGTATGATAAGAACAGGTGTTGGTGCTTTAGTAGTGGGATTGGGTGTTCTAGCAGAAAAATTCTTTTTTGCTAGTGATGCAATGGGTGGTATGTCAAGTGGAATGGAAGCTTATAGAGGAGAGTTAGAACAAACTACAAAAGCACAAGATAAACTTAATAAAGCTCTTGGAGAAGGACTTCCAACATCATTAGACCAAATACAACCTGCTTTAGATAAAGCAGATAAATGGATAAAATCGTTTAGCAATAAAAAGACAGAAATAGAAGATGAATTTATAGGTAAGTGGACAAACTTACTTGGTAAAGACAAAGGTAAATGGGAGATGATGTTAGCAAAAGATGCAACTAGGGGAGGAACATTGGCCGGAGTATTCGAAGCAGAACGTGCAGCAGCAGCAAAAACGGTAAAAGATAGTGATGCAACAATTAAGGAGTTTGAAGATAAAAAGCTAAGGATTATAGCAAAGGAGGGTCAAATTAGAAGGGAAGCCCTAGAGAAAGCTTTTAAAGGCGAGAAAGAAGCTGAAGATATTAGATTTAGAGAATCAATAGAAGCAGAACAAAAAAAATACCTTAACAGTACAACAACAAAAGAAGAATTTGATAATAATCTTTTGAATGGAGAAATAACTCATCTTAGAAAAATGAGAAAAATAATGGTTAATTATTCAGAAGATATTAGTGCTATAGATAATAAGATTATGTCTTTAAGACTTAAAGGACAAGCTAAATTAAATTCAGAAGCAGAAGATAAAAAAAACCAAGACCTACAAAATACTATATCTCAGGAGAGAATAGATGTAATGAAAGATTATTTAGCAGGAACTAAAACACTAAAAGAGGCAGAGGTTGAATTAAGAAATGCAGCTATAAGTAGAGCTGAAGCCGAATTAGCTTTATTGCCTATTCTAGAAAGTAATTTACATATTCGTTTAGACCTTGAAACTAAGATTCAAAACCTTAAGATGAAAGGCATAAAAGAAGAAGATAAGAATAATAAAAAACAAGCTAAAAGTAGAGAGGAACATTTAAAAGATTTAGGGGATTTAGGAAGTGCATTGCAGGATGTTGCAGGAGAAAACAAAGCTTTAAATAGCGTTAAAAAAGCAGGAGAAGCTATCACTAAAGCAGCAGCATTAGCAGAAGCTTTATTTAATTTTGAAAAATCAATAGGAGTTATTATTGAAGGTAAGTCTACAGTAGCTAAATTACTTGGAGTAAAAGCTACAACAGCAAATATTGCAGCAACAACAACTGAAACTATGGTTGAAACTGTCGGTCTAGCTCCAAAAGCTACAAGTGTTATTTTAGGATCTGCTAAAGGGTTAGGGGCTTTCGGTATAATTGCTATGGTAGCTATGGCTGCTATGGTTATGAAGGTTATGAAGATGTTTGAAGATGGAGGTATAATTGATGATGGTAATAAATTTGCTAATGGAGGAATGGTTCATGGAGCAAGTCATGCGAATGGAGGAGTTAAGTTTGCAGTAGGTGGTAGAGTAAATGAATTAGAGGGTGGAGAAGCTGTTATAAATAAAAGAAGTACAGCAATGTTCAGAGGTCAATTATCATCTATGAATGAGGCAGGTGGAGGTGTTAAGTTTGCTGATGGTGGACTACTTAGTTCTCCTTCATTTACTGAAGCTAATTTTAACGCATCTAATCAATCTCAAATGTTAGGAGCTATGCAAGGTCAAAGAAAAGTAGTTGTCGTAGAAGCTGACATAACAGATAGCCAATCAACAGTTAGTGTAATTCAAAATAACGCAAGTTTTTAATAATTAAAAAAATAAACAAATGTTTGTTAGTAAAAAAGTAAAGAAAGATAGAATAGATGTCTGTAAAAAATGCGACTTTTACAGGAACTTCGCAATGCTGAAGTACCCTAAATGGACTAAGGGAGCAAGATGTGGTAAATGCAGTTGCTTCCTAGATGCTAAAACAACTCTCACTAAAGAGTATCTTGGAGAATGTCCTTTAGACAAATGGAAAGAATAATAATTAAATAATAATAAAATGGAAAACCCTATTGAAACTGTTGCATCAAAATTATCAGAAGAAGAAAAAGATTTAATTGTAAGTTTAAAGTCTGCTAATGATATTCAAATGAGGAATAATCTTTATAGCACTCCTACATTAAATGAGTTTTTTAGATTATGGGCTATACACTTTCCTAGTGTAAGACAAAGCATAAATTGTAAGGGATGTAGAAAAACTGTTATTAAGTTTTATAGTAGAGTTGCTGACTTTGTTTCTAACGAGAGAATTAAAAAAGAAATAGTACCTGAAACTGTCAAGGTTAAAAGCAAAAAAAAGAAGAAAGTTTTATCTAAAAAATAAACTATGGCTAAGAAGCAAAACACTATAGATGTGGTTGAAGAATACATGGATTTATTAAATAATGAGGTTACTTTAAGATTTATAGATCCTACATCTAAAGATACTATAAGGCATCTTATTGAGAAAGGAATTATAGCTCCAAAGATTCTTAGGAATTATATGATAATCTATGATTTTGACTGTATGCTTAGATTCAATGAAGGCAATAGAACTCATACTTTTATGGACTTATCTATCAAATATGATATATCTGAAAGACAGGCTCAGAGTGTGGTTTACAAGGAGAGGAGAAAGCAAAGTAAGTCAGAAAATATCACATATTAAAATTTGTTCCAAAAGTTGCGTAAGATTGTCATAACATAAATTTATTTTTGTTGCTATGAATGAAAATTGGTATAACATAAATTCAAAAGCATCTAAAGTAGTTGATGTTTATATTTTTGATGAGATAGGAATGGGTGGAGTTAATGCTCAAGGATTCATTGAAGAAATCAAATCTTTTAAGGACTCCCCAATGAATTTGCACATTAATTGTGTGGGTGGAGATGTATTTGATGGAATGGCTATCTACAATATTATAAAGAAAAGGACTGCAAAGACTACAGTTTACATTGAAGGCATTGCTGCTAGTATGGGTAGTGTTATTGCTTTAGCTGCTGATAATGTAGTTATGGCTGAGAACTCTTTATTTATGATCCACAACGCTTGGGGTGGAGCAATGGGAGAAGCTAAAGAAATGAAAAAAACAGCGAAGCTTTTAGATAAGATTAGTGGAGAGATTGCTGATATATATGTTAAAAAAACAAAATTACCTTATGACAAGGTAAAAGAAATGATGGATGAAGAAACTTGGTTAAATGCTGAAGAAGCATTAGAACTAGGATTTATTGATTCTATCTCGGATGCTATTAAAGTGGCAGCCAAATATGATGTTTCTAAGTTTAAAAATATAACAAACAAGGAAATTAAAAATAAATTGAGTATTAATATAAAAAGTAAAAAAATGACTGATGAGTTAAAAGCTTGGTTTAATGGGAAAGTTGAAGATATTATCGCTAGAGTAAAAAGTGAAAATGTTGATACTGATTCTAAATCAAATGTTGAGGTTACTATGTCGGATGAAGCTGAAATTTTAAATAAATTTTCAGATTTTGAAACAAAAGTAGCAGAAATTAGTGGGTCTGTAACTGAATTAGAAGGAGAAAAAGAAACTCTTACTATGGAAGTTGAAAGACTTAATGGTTTATTAAGTAAATCAAATGCAAAGGGAACTGAAATTTCTACAGATGGCGACCCTGCAGTAGTAGTAGAAAACAAAGTAGAAGGTAATGATACTAAATTTTGGAATGGAATTGTATCTAAAATGAATTTAAAATAAAATTAAAAAAATAAAATTATGGCAAATATAGCACAAAATGGTCTTGGTGCAGCGTACAATGGTACTTACGCATCAAAAATCTTATTAGAACCAATGTTCCATTCAGATGATATAATGAGAAATTATACTATCTATCCAAATGTAAAGTACAAGCAAAATATTTTAATGGCACCATCTTTAAAGAGTATTACAGCTCTTAATGAAGGTTGTGGAGCCAATACTAATTGTTTAGGTACTACATTTGAAGTAACACAAAAAACTATAACAGTTGAAAATGTTTCTGTAAAGCAAGTTCAATGTTGGAAGGAGTTTAAAGACCAAGTTATAGTAGAGTCTTATAAGAATGGCATCAATATGCCTGACTTAACAGGGACTCAGTTAGCTCAAGTTATTATTGATAGAGTAAGAACAGGTATTCAGTCTGATATGGTACGAAATATGTGGGCAGGAATGGCATCAGGAGCAGGAATACCTGCAGTAGCAGACTGTACTTATACTTCTATGGGAGCAGGTCTTTGGGACTTACTTGCTGCAGATAATAACTTTGCAGGTGCAAATAAATTAGCTACAGTAAAAGGAACAGTATTAGGAGCAGCACAAATAACTGCAGCTTACGAAACAGTTGGAGGTACTATCAATATTGTAGATGTTGCTAAATTATTAGACAAAGCTTTTGCAGGCGCACCTGCTGAATTACAGCAAGTAGCTGCAGGAGAAAAAAGAATGTTTGTTACACCAAATATTTACAATGCTTACTACGCTTCTTTAACTTTAGTAGCTCAAACAGGAGCAGTTGATTACGGACATTCAGAAGCTCAAGCAGGAAAATCAAGATTATTCTTTAGAGGAGTAGAAGTTGTTGCTATGTATGAGTGGGACACAGCTTTAACGGTAAGAACAGGAGCAGATTTACCTGCTATCTTTACAGTACAGGATTCAGCAGCAGCAGCAGTAAACACTAAGCAAGGAGTTATCTATACAGCTACAGCTAATTTATTTATTGGTACAGATGTTACTGCACCTGAGAATGAGTTAAAAATGTTCTATGATGAGTCAGATGAAGAAATGAAAATTCGTTCTTACTTCACAATGGGCTTCCAATACGGATGGACTAATTTGATTTACGGAGTAACATTAACAGCGTAATTTAACAGTAAATAGGGTGGGAGAAATTCCACCCTAAATACTTTTATTAATTTTAAAAAATAAAATAAAATGGCAATAACAAAAGGAATTAATATAGAATGTTCTGATATGATTGGTGCAGGTGGGATCAGAAATGTTCTTATCAGAACTTGGAAAACTGATGATATAGTATTATATGGTAATACCAATATAACTCACGAAATAACAAGTATTAAGAATAGTACTAATAATGCTGAGTGGTTTAATTATGAGTTTAAGCAAGAATTACCTTCGTTAACCGTTACTGCAGCAAGAGAAAATGGCTCTACCTCTTATGAGTGTAGTTTAAACTTTATGATGCCTGAGATGGATAATCCTAAGGCAGCAGGATTACAAGCCCTTATGGACACTTGTATGATGGTAATAGCTGTTGGTAACAATGGAAAAGCTTATGTTTTAGGAGTAAGTCAGAAGTATAGTAATGAAAAGGCTATGCTTCGTAATCAAACTTATGCTAGTATGACAGGAGCTGAAGGTGCTACAGGAGCAGGAATAAATGATGATAATGGTTGGACTGTAACAATGGGATGTAAGCAATGGGAAGCTCCTAGACTTTATACAGGTACTTTAGCATTATACACTAATACAGGTTCAGGAACAGGAACATCTACTACAACATAATAATTAATAATTAAAAAATAAAATAAAATGGCAATAGCAGATGGAATGGCAATTAATTGTTCTGACTTACAAGCAGTAGGGGGAACAAGATGGATAGCAGTAAGGAAGTTTGAAGGTACAGATGTAGTTACCTTTGACAATACTTTACACACTATTATAGATATAGAGCAACCTGCAAACACAGCTGCAGTTTGGGGTGTATTTGAAACTAGAATTGAATCTTCTTCTTTAACAATATCAGGTACTAACGAGGGTAAAGAATTTTCAACTTACGAGTGTACTTTATCTTGGTTTATTCCGGGATTAACAACAGTACAATTTCAATCATTATATGATTTTGATGGAGCTTGTTTAATGGCTCTAATTGTAGATAATAATGATACAACTTCAGGAACGACACCACCTAGTTCAAATCAACTTCACAATAAGGTAATAGGGGTTTCAGGAACTTTATCAAATCAGGACAGTACAGTAGCATTACCTGAAGATACTAATCCTCAGAGAACTCAGCAATGGTGTAGACTTCAGTCAGTTGAAGGTGGTACAGGATCAGCTTTCTCTGATGAGATTGGTGTTACGGTAACTCTTGTTGCTAGGCAATTTGAAATACCTAGAGCTTATACGGGTTCTATAACTCTTGGAACTACAGGTTTAACTTTGGAAACAGATTCATAAATTATATATAAGGAGGTGTTAGTTAATAACACTTCCTTATTAATATCTTTTACATTATGTGTGATTGTAATACAGAAAAAAGTTTAATTTTGATAAATATATATACGGAAATGGCAGAATACAAAGTAAATGACAAAGCTCCTAAAGGATTAGTTCTTTCAGGAAGGGATAAGGAAAGTCTTGGTAAGGAGTTTGTAGATTTTAGAGGAGAAATGAGTCAAGCTCAGTTAGCTTACGCTTATGAAGAATTAAATATGACTGATTATATAGATAAAACTGATAAAGTAAATGAAAAAGCAACAACCAACAAATCAACAACCAAAAAAGCAGCAACAACAATTACGAAAAACTCAGAAGAAGAATAACACTTTTGAGTTCGGAGTATTTGATTTAACAGTTCCACCTAGTATTACTGAAGTAAAAGACCTTAAATCGCTTAATAACGATTGGGTTCCTTTTGGAGATGATAATCTATTTCCTCAGTATTTAGCAGAATTAAAGAGAAAGTCCTCTACACATAGAAGTGTATTGGCTCAAAAGACTGTGTTTACAAGTGGAGCTAAATTTGTTTGTGAGAACGAATCCCTAAGAGAATTTATTGAGGATGTTAATGCTGATAAAGAATCTTTAAGAGATGTATTTAAGAAATTAGCAGATGATTACTATACTTTTGGTAATGCTTATATGGAGTGCGTTATATATGATGGAGGTGTAAATCTTTACCATTTAGATGCAACTACTGTAAGAATGTCTAAGACTAAGAAAGAGGTTTATGTAAACCCTGATTGGTGTAAGTATTGGAATCAAGATAAAAAAATAAAAAGACTACCTATATACCCTAGAGTAGCACATAACAAGTTTGTAATTCACTTTAAAGATTACGAGCCTACATTTAACTTTTACGGACTTCCTGACTATGTAGCAGCACTAGAGCATATATGTGTTGATTACGAAATTGGAAAATGGAATCATACTAAATTCTTAAATGGATTTCAGCCATCTGCTATCGTTGAGATAAGTGGAGATATGGGAGAAGAAGAAGCTCAAAAGATGGTTCACGAAGCTCAAAAGAAATTTGTAGGAGAAGGTAATAATGGTAAAATCCTATTTATAGTTAAGAATGGAGATACATCTCCTGCGAATGTTCAGATTATAAAAGATGACCAAGAAGGAAGTTGGATTGATTTACAACAGATTACCGACCAAAATATTATAACTGCTAATAGATGGCAACCATCACTTTCAGGTATTGTTAGTTCAGGTAAAATGAACAATTCAGGTAGTGAAATTAGAATTGCTTATGACTTGGTAATGACTACAGTAATAAGAGATACTTCTGAGTTAATATTAAATGGTATCAGAACAGTTCTTTATAATGAGCTAGGATATGACCCTAAAGATTTAAAGATTCATTATGAGCCACCAATCTCATACGCTAATGATGTAGATATTAAACAAGTGCTTACTATAAACGAGCAAAGAGCTTTAATTGATGAGGACTTGCCAATGCTAGAAGATGGAGATATGTTTGTATCGGATAGAGAAGTTATAGTAGTTGAAAAAGATAATGATGGAGATGGAGAGGTTGATGAGAGTAAAGAAATAACAGTAGAGCAATAAGATATGGGTAATACTAAACAATATAAAACACTAGTAAGTGCAGGAGAAGTAATTGATAAGACCTTCACTAACAAGAATACCGACCCTGTATTAGTTTCAGAGAACACTATTGTATTGTCTGAACTTGCTCATATTAGACCTTTATTAGGAGAAAAGTTTTATGCAGAGCTAAAGCTTGAACACGATACAGGAGCTTTGAGTGTTAATAATCAAGCATTTATGACTTACTACCTAGAAGATACCTTATCTTGGTTTGTTAGGTTTGAGGTTGTTAATGATATTATGAGTAATATATCATCTAGTGGAGTAGTTAATAATATAGATGAGTTCTCAAGAATAATAAGT